TGGGCAAACGACCGATTCGCGCAGGCCCCAGCTTGAGTCGTAGGCGTGATTGCGGCGCACCCAATCCGGGAGATCGGCAATGGCCTTGAGGAACAGCCCGTCGCTGCGCGGGGGCGAGGCTCTGGCCCGGGACTGGATCCAGCCGACCAGGTAGCGCGGATGGATGCCCATACTGGCCGCCTGCCTGGCCAGCTTGAGTGCAGAATCTGGCCGCGGCTTCCGACCAACAGCCAAGGCGATTTCCTGCTCAACAGCTCTGATCCAGTCCAGATGCCGGCCGTTGATGCTGCCGTTTTTGCGCTCTCCAGCACACAAAGCCGAGCCGGCCGCTGCCTGGGATCGAGTAGCTGGCCTGGTTTGTTGCGGCGGCTGCGGCTGCGGCTCCGGCTCTGGCTCTGGCTCTGGCAACGGCAACGGCTCTGGCTCTGGCTCCGGCTTGTGCGGAAGACTTCCGCCAACATGGCCAACCGTTTCCGCCACTAATACCATACCTTTCTGGAATGTTTCCGGAACGGTTCCGGAATCATTCCGGGATCGTTCCGGACCGATGTTGGCTCGCTTCCGGGCTGGGCGGACGAAATCCATGCCGCGCGACCTCAAGGTTTTGCGGACGCTCTGGTCGGCGTGCTCGTGCCAGTCGTGCACAATGAGGCGGTGCTCGTCGTCGCTGTCCAGCCATCCTGCAGCCACGAGCGCCTCGACGAGGACGTCCGGGTCGCCGTCCCAGCCGACAGCATTCGCAATCTGCTCGTTCGCCCACTTCCCGATGTTGCCCTGGATCGCGTAACGAGCAGTGAAGTGCCAGAGCAACTCGAGCAGACCGACAGCATGTGGCCAAGCAATCCCAAGCCGCCTGGCCAAGTCGTGCACTTTCGGGTGTTCAGGGGTACCTCGTTTCAAAGCCTACTCCTCCAGAGCGAAAAGCTCCCCTTGCACTTGCCGCGGCTTCGGGAAGAGCCGCCGCATCACACGGTCTACTTCCTCGCGCCAGACCTTGTACGGCCAATAGCGGCGGGGGCCGAACGGGTAAGAAGCCCCGATGGCTGCCCGCAAGTCCGCCTCGCCTGCCCCGGGGTGGGCCAGGACCACCCGCCAGATCACGCTGGCGGCCCTCTCGCGCCAAGTGCTCACCAGCGGCATGCCTCAGACCAGCCTATGGCTCCCCGATTTGGGGGGGAGCCAGTCCCCATCCCCGCCCCAGGGCCACCGATGGCCATGGGCACGGGCTCGCACTCCACGATCAATCATGTGCAGCCTGCGGCAGCACATCTCGCACCCCACGACGAATTCCTGGCCCAATGCGACGCCGATTTGCAGGCCGACGCATTGCCAGCCAACTTCTCGCACCCCACGACGGAAACCACGTTCGATGCGACGTAATCCCCGCGGCGCCGCCACTCTGCCCAGCGGACTCGCACTCCACGATGAATCTTGCATTCGATGCGACGCGGTATTGCTCGCGAGGCAGCCAGTCCGTCTTGCTCGCACTCCACGATGAATCTTGCATTCGATGCGACGGCCTCTCGGCAACTCATCGTCGCACAGCGGCTTGCAGATGAGAATGCGAGAGGCCGTCGCATCATTGCCGTTCAATCGCCTTCTTTCCCGTGGCTGCTCGCGCTATCAGCAGCGATCTGCTTCTGCGCTTGCGAAGCCCCGGACATTTGCCTCCAGAGCCACACCATCTCCTGTTTCGGCACCTCCAGCGCGCGGGCCAGCCGGAAAGCCAAAGCCATGCGGTTGGTTTCTGCGCTGTATCGTCCGCTGCTGATGCGAAGCAGCTTGATTGCCATGTTGGCTTTCTCGATGGTTTCGTCGTCCATCTGGCCATCGAAAACAGCTCGCACGTCGTTCAGCCCTTTGCGTGCGATGCTGTCCAGTTCGCTGGTCAGAATGATCCCATCATTTTGGTTCTCCATGTTTAACCTCCGAGTTGAGTTGGTATTCAATCTCTCGCAGTGCCTCGCGGCGCTTTTTCGCTTTCGCCAATCGCCGGCGCAGCTCAGCTTCCGCTGCGCGCTCGCCTGGCTCGGTGGTTACGTCAGCGCCAGCTGTGACTTTGATGCCATACTCCTCCGCCTTGTATGCCAGGAGTTGCCGGAACTGCGCCGCTGGCCACGTCAGCGCCCCAATTTCCGCAATCTCGATGGTGCCGACGAGCTGCGATCGGCACCACTGCACGATGTCAGCAGTCCAGCGATGCAGGTAGTCTCGCAACCAGTCCTGCCAACCCAAGCGCGCGATCGCCTCGCGCTTCCTTCGCGCGTGGCCCTTGCATCGCCCGATCTGTGCCATAGCTCGCCGGCGTATCAGCTCCCAATCGTCAGCGCGCCGCAGCAAGTGCTGATAGCGCCTCGTATCATCGCGCGTCTGGGTCTCTGTGCGGATCAGGAACCTACCGTCCTCGGTGACGGAAATTACGGCGCGGCGCTCGCCGGGCGGGGGCAGGGCAGGCAGACTCAGCGGATACGTGATCCGCACCGTGATGCCGCGCCGCTCGATGTGCACGGTTGCTTTTTTCATCGGGATTTCCCAGCGCAGCATCTTGTCCAGAATCGGACCCTGCCACTCATCGCGCGCGGAGCCGCGCTTGATCGGAATCTCGATCCATGATCCGCGCGGATCTTTGTTCGACCGCGCGCGCAGCCTCACCGCGTACTCGTCGCCTCGCTTGACGAGCTGGACGCCGGAGTCCTCGCGCTTCGCCTTGCCGGTGACGGACAGTGCAGCATTGGGTCGCCACTCGGGCAGTGGCGAGCCGGCGAGGATGCGCTTGCCCTCGCGCGTCCAGATGCCCTGCACCTCCATCTCCGCGGCGCTGTACGCGTCGCCGGAAAGCTCACCCTTTTCCCGCTGGCGCACCGCTTTGCTCGGACCGGCCTTGTCATCCGGCGCGGACGGGGCTGTCCAGCCGTATGCCTGCGCCCACTTGGCCCGCAGCATCATGTTGCGGTAGTGGGCCGCCTGCCATCCGAGATCGCGAAGCTCGCGATACAGTTCGCGGTGCTCTGGGTTGGACCAGTCCAGCGCGGCCCGCAGAGCGAGCACGCGCTGGACGGTCCTCGTTGCCCCACTTGGGGCGTGCGACGGCATTTCCGCTGCCACGCCACGCGGCGGGTGCGAACCGCCTCGGTCGATAGTTGTGTGGTGGTCGGCGTTTGGCGGTGCCGTCGCTGGCAAGTCGGTGGAGCGCCTGCTGTAGACCGCGGCGATCTTGCGCTCGATCGCTTGCATTGCTTCCGCCTGGCGCTCCACAGCGCGGAGTGCGGCCTCGAGATCGCCTGCGGGCATCAGAGCTGCTCCACAAGTAGGACCACAAGCGCCGCGGCCTCTATGAGGGCGCAAGCGACCGAGAAAAAGAGCCATGCTGCCAGCCTTCTCTCGCGCTCGCGGGCGCGGTTGAGCTGGAACCACATCCTGACCACGTCCTCATATTCGCCCATTGTTCGCCTGACGCTTTCGCCCATTGTTCGCCTCCAGTTTGCGTCCCGTTTTGTACCAGTTTCGCCTTCGCTTCGCCATTCCGTGTCCCGTTTCGTCCCAAACGCAAACACGGTAAGTCCTTTGTTTTCAACAGCCGTGTCCGTAAGTGATTGATCTGCGCTACCTTGACACGGTAGAGGTCTGGCGTTCGAGTCGCCACGGGCCCACCATGTTTTCAATGGGTTAGCCACTCGCCCTCCTCTAACCGTGTCCCGTTTTGTCCCATTCGCTCTGGTTCGCGTAGCCTCGCTCGCAAGCGCTCCACAACCTGGACCTCGCGGCGCAGATCGTCGAGCGTGTAGAGCGCGGTCGTCGCCGGGCGGCTGTGGCCGGCCTGGCGCATGGCCTCTACCAACGTGGCTCCACATTCCTGACGCCACGTGATAGAAAGCCGGCGCAGGCTGTGCAGTCCGAAGCCCGGGTGGTAAATGCCGGCCCGCTCAGCGGCTGGACGCCAGACATGCTCCTGGAGATCGCGGTCGTCAGGGATGCGGCCGTCTGGCCGCACGAAGATTGGGTCATCGTCATCCTCCCCTTCTGGCCGGCGGAAGAGAATCTCATCAGCGAGCGGACCGACGTAGCGCTCGCGCCGGCTGGCGGCCGACTTTGGCGCATCGACATCACCGCGAGCATAGCGGCGCTCGATCCTGATCGTGCGCCTAGCTGGGTCAATGTCGCGCCACCGCAGGGCCAAGGCCTCGCTCACCCTGAGGCCGGCCACCAGGCAGAGTTCCGCCAACTGTCGAGCTTTCCACGCAGGCATGATCGCCGTGTCGCGGATCTCGTCCAGCCAGCGGAGAACCTGCTCGTCGGTCAGCCTGGCGAACTCTCGCGCCGGCGCGCCGCCGCGGCCGACAGGTGCTCGGTGCGCCGGATTCTCGCCGACCCACATGCGCCACTCGGTGACGCAGCGGAATATTGCGCCGAGGAGATTTCGGAGGTCCAGTCTGGTCGCCTTGCTGAGCGCCGCCTTGGAGAGGAGCCATTCCGCGATAACTGACCGGTCGATTTCCCCGACCTTGAGGTGGCCAAGATCCGGCAGGATGTGGTTCCTGAGGTGGGCCTCATATTTGGCCCGCGTCGTAGAGGCAAGGGTCGGGATGTGCGCTGCGCGGAATCGCTCGATCACCGCAGCCAGCGTGAGCTGCGATGCAACGGTGACCTGGCCACCGTTGATGGTGGCCATGATCTCCGCCTTGCGCTTGCGCGCCTCCCGCAGCGTGATCTCATCGCAGTAGCCCAGCCGGATGCGGCGGCGAAGGACCTCGATGCGCCCGTGCTGCCGCACGATCCTCACATACGGGCGGATCTGGTAGTACCGCCGGCGCCTGCCGGCCCGCTCGATCTTGGGATCCTGGTACCGCATGAGTGCATCATTGCACTCTGCGAGCGCCAGTGCGAGCCGGGGGTCGGGCGCGGCAGGCATTTTGAGCTACCTCCCGTACTCGCTGCACAGGGCCACGTGCCGGATGAATTGCGCCAGGCCTGCTATGTAGGCCCCGCACCGGCAGAAGCCGGCTGCTGGGGATCCGCCATCATCGGCCGCGGCCAGCCTCAGCTGTTGTGCACAGGCGGCGCAAATAGAAACGGCTGCGCCTGATAGCGACTGGGAAACCGAAGCATGCGCAGAGCCGCAGATCCCGCAAATCGAGTGCATCAGATCTCCTTCACGTCCGGCATGCGCTGGCCATCCCGCCACCGATGCACCAGCTTACGGCAGTTGGGCGGGGCCGGAAACAGCTTCAGCGCCTCCCATTCAGCCGCCCCCGGCCAGTCCCTAGTTTTGACCTGGACGAGCACGATGTCGACCGTTCCGATGCCGATGATATCCCACGCCCCGAGACTCGCCGCCGCCCGGGTGCACCGATAGCCAGCGGCTTCGAGCAGCGCGATCGAGCGCCGCTCATTCCTCGCGCCCTTGCGTTTGCGCTGCGGCATCGGTAGGCTCCTGCTCTGTCTCGGCCTCGATTATTTCCGCGTCGATCGGCGTTTGCTGGGGCAGTCCTAGCTCGGCGCGCTCGTCCTGTTCGATCGCTTGGGCCAGCTCGATACTGATGGGCAGATACTTGAAGAGACGTCGGATCACGCTCTTCAGGGCCATCGCCTCAAAGTGGGTCTGCCATGGTCCTGCTGAGGAGGCCTTCGACTGGGCACGCACAGCCTCGATTTCGCGGCGGCTCATCACCTCGAACTGGATGCCTCCATCCTTGAGCTTCGCGACAGCGTAAACGAACCGTAGCTTCTCGGGCTGGGTCCGGTTCGGATTGTCCCAATCAGGCTTGTGCTCGAGGCTAGAATTCAGTCCGAACTGGCAGTCGAAAGTGTCGCCCTCGTAGACTGCTCTAGCCTCGATGCTTTGGATCTGGCCAGACCGACGCGCCAGTTCGATCATGCCGCGGTAACCGAGGATGAACTGAACTTCCTGTCTGCCGGTCTTCTTGTTTTCGAATGGTACGAGGTAGACATGGCCGAGCGGACCACCTGGCTCAAGCCCTAACTGGGCGCACAACATGATGGCTCCAAGCAGGCTGGCCTGGTCGCAGCGCGCTAGGTATGGATTCCGCCTGATCTCAGTCAGCGCCACCCTGGCCAGGCGGTCGGCTGTTACGTGCCGTGGTAGAGCGATGGCGATCTGACGCTTGATGCGCGGATCGTTCAGCAAGGCCGCGATGCTATCTGCCCGCGACTTAACTACATCGGTAGCCTGCTGCCCCGTCACGGCTGCTTTGAGTGCTGTGCTCATCGGACCTCCTTCAGGACGAACCGGCGAATGCCGGGCTGTATGGTTGTGTGCCTGGCGATGATCTCTGCCGGAACGGCGGCTTCACGGATCACTGCCTCATAGTCAATCCTTTGGCGGGGCGCTGTCGCCTTCCAGGCGGCGATCGGCTTTCCATTGAGAGTGAGGGTGGATCGCTCGCCCAGCGCGAGCTTGATCCGCTCTGCCGCGGCCTCGTAGTCGCGCTCAGCTTCGTCCATCCGCGCCTTGGCCTCTCGGGCGGCGTTGTACGCGGCAAGCAGTTCCTCGTCGGCTTCGAGCGCCTCCCCGTTATCCGCCGGCCAGAGTGCCGCCGCATCGCGCGCCGTCGCCGGGGCCGGAGGCACGCGCGGTACGACGTGCTCGAACCAGAATCTCTCCGCGCGCTCGAACATCGCGCGAATAGTTTCTTCGTCCCGCTCGATACGCCGGATGATGAGCCGCTGGCCGCCTATTAGCGCGGCCACATCACACCAGGGCAGGCCGGTGACGCCCAAATACCACATGCACTGGGCAGCGTGATGGATCGGCACCGCATCAGGGTCGTCGTCACGGCCCCACTGGCCAGCCGCGTAAGCATTGACGGACTTGCACTCGAGAGCGCCCTCAGCCCCCCGCAGCTCTCCCTTGTAGATTCGCGCGCGAGTGCCAGCGGGAACGACCACGCGGTCCAGCGATGCAATTGCCCAGTCCCGGCTCGGTGCGCGGATGATGGTGTTGATGCGCTGGATGCGCACGCCGGCTCGCAGCGCATACTCGCGCGCGATGACGTCCTCCAGGAGGCGCCCCCAGCGCATCGGCTCTGTCTCAGGTGCTTCGCGCCCATCGACTTTGTCGAGGTAGACGTCGAGTGGCGTTCGCCATGGGCTGAGGCCTAGGATGGCGGCGATGTCGGAGCCGCCGATGCCGGTGCGCCTGGCTGCAAGCCACTCGTCGCGTGTCATTCCGGTCAACCCCGTGATCCAGCCTTCAGGGCGGCCATCCCTTCGATTTCGGCTGCCTTGCGTAGGGCCTCGTTCAAAATCCTCTTGGAGGTGGCCTTGCCTTGTAGCACGCGCGTGACTGTGGTTCTGCTGACGCCAAGCGCTTGAGCGATCTCCGAGAGGGCTCCGCGGCGCTTTAGCAGGATCCGCCTGACCTTTGGTAGGCTAACGTTTGGCTCCACAATTTCACAGTATACCAGAAGACCACTACTTGTCAAGACCAGTGTTGGTCTTTTGGTCCAGAAGGAGGCCTAACTACATGCCAGCAAAAGGAAAAAAGTCACTGCCGATAGACCGGGACGTGCATCATGAGATCAAGCTCGAAGCCGCCGCACGCGGACTCGAAATGGGTGACCTGATCAGGCAGATGTGGGAGGAGTTCGAGCAGCGCCACGGCAGTGCAGCAGAGATCTTGCGGAAAAGTCTTGGTCAACAAGGACATCCTGAGGTGCATAAGGGGGGAAGGAGGCCATGACCGCGACGAAGCAAATCCGCGTATCGTCTCATCGGTCCGACCATGCAGCGGTTGAACCGGTCAGCCTGGTGCGCCTGCCGGACGGCTCAGAGGTCCGGATCGCCGGCCGGGCGCGCTGCCCCGTCGTGGTGACTCCCGATGGCATGCCCTTCTGCCTGGACTGCCTCCGCCGTGGTCGGCAACCCCAGTGCCCAGCGTATGCCGAAGTAAATGATCCAGTCTATCTGGTCCGGGAGCCCGACAACCCGGCGGACCCGAACGCGGTCATGGTCCTGCTGCGCCAAGGCTACCAGATCGGCTACGTGCCCAGGGAGGAAGCAGAGGAGCTCGCTCCTCTACTCGATGCAGGGTACAAGCAGAGGGCATGGATCAAGAAGATCGTGCAGGGCGAGGCCTACCCTTTGCCGTACATGGTCGCTGAGATATACCAGCCGGACGCGGACGTTCCGGGCCTGGCATCACCGGATGAGCTCCCGGAGAAGAGGCCAGCGCCGATCCCGCAAAGCTCGGCCATCCGGGACTGGCCCTGCTCGTGCCTACTGGCTGGGGGCGGGCTGGCGGCTTTGCTGTTGCTTTTCGTTCTTTCCGGCGGCCTGCGCGGATGTTGAGGGCATGCCGCCGCAGAGGAAAGAAAAAGCCGCGGCATGATGCCGCGGCAGGTGGCCACTACGGCAAGCGTCGCCCGTCGCTGGTTAGCTCTTCTTACTTTCCGCCTCGCCGTCCGGCTTGTTAGTCCAGTATCCCCAGAGTGCCGCCACGATGGCGCCGGCTGCCATCCCGATCTGATCGGGATCGCCCTTCAGTAGCGCCGTCCAGTCCAGCTGCGCCGCGATCAGCGCCGCCGCCACGATGCCCATGATCGTGGTACGGGTGTCATTCGACTTCGCGATCGAACCGACGAACGCCTTAATAATTCTCGCCTTCACGCCGGTAAGCATCTGTCCTCCCCGAATGCGATGCGAACTCGCCTCTCCCATCCGCGCGCATACCGCGCGTACTTTTCTCGCGCAGCCAGCGCGCGATAGAATCGCTCTACCGTCGTCCGGAACGCGCCGAGGGCCGCCCGCCCGCTGCGGTTCGTCGCCGCGATCGTCTGCGGCCCCATCCGCCCGTCCACGCGGAGGTCCTCGCCGGCAGCATTTAGCGCTTGCTGCCACCAGCGCACGCAGCGCTCAGCGCCCACATTTACCGCCGTGATCAGCAATGCTTCCGCAACCACCTGGTCATTAATCGCGCCGAGCTTTAGAGGCTTCCACCAGTATTCGTGGTAGATCTCCGCGGCACGCTCGCGCGTGATCTCGCGCGGATCATCGGCGAGGCCTGCCGCGCGCAGCCAGCGCATGGTTAGCCCGTAGCGCGCCGGCCCGGCCTCGGCGTCCGCCTCGACGTACTCGCTGCCCTCAAGCGCCAGCAGCTTTTCGATTGCCAGTTTCGCTTCCGCCACGCTCTACCTCGAAGTAGTCTCTGAGTTTGAGTGCGAGTAGCACGCGCGGGTTCCCGTCGTATTGCTCGATGTCGAACTTGAGATAAAGTCGCCGGACGTAGGACTGAACAGTGGGGAGCCGCATCTTGAGACGCTCAGCGATGTCTTTGTTGGAAGCACCGCGCATGATCATCTCCGCTATCGCTCTGTCGCGATCGCTCAATCGCATAGCGTCCTCACGTTGTGGGATATAGCACAGCAAGCGTCAGCAACTGGCCTGCGGTACGCGGATAGTAGATGCACCACCACTGCTTACCATCGAAAGTAATCACCGAATCCATGGGCCAGTTGCCCTCGACGATGATTGCATCCCAGAGCTGCCCAATTAACCGTGCCGTATCGTCGATGGAGGTCGGACCCCAGCCGATTAAGGGGTCGAGAATTGGCACGCTGCCATCCATCCATCGCCTCAGCATAGAGGTGTTGTTGTTGCCCGAGAGCCGCCATCCAGCCAGAGTGATAGCTCCACTGCCGAAGCTTGTTGAACCCCAGCCGGATGACCCATATATGGCGGCCACCGCCACTGAGTCGTGGTACGGCGCAATATTTGACGCACGAAAAGAATGCGCGTCATTTGTACTGGTATCGGACTGCGCCGAGCACGCCAGCCATCCCACGTGCGCGGGCGAGAGGAATGACGGCATCCATGGTATGCCAGCTGCCAGATATGATCCTGCTGCGACCGTTCCCGGAGCGATGACGAAAAACTGATACGGATTCGCGAACCATCTATAGACGCGGCCAGATACTGCGCGCAGGAACACAGCCTGTGCGGGCGCAATCGTCTCACTCACGTTCATCAATCGCGCGCGGGCGCATTGATTCGTGCCCCCGGGGTCGTATAGCCAGATGCGGATCTGATGTCCGGAGGGCGTGATGCCTGAGTTCAGCTTCCAGTCTCCGCTCGATCCGCTTGCAACGCTCCAGCCCGCGCTTTCCAGTGCGGCTTTCAGCCCATCCACGATTGACAGCCTCGTAGATCCGTCGAACGTTCCTGTTCTCGCTGCTCCTGAGTATTTGATGCCCATTATCCCGTCACCTTCTGAGCAGCACCAGTAACAAACAACTCGCGCGCAACAGGCGGGTCATCCGGCATCATGTTTACGCCATACGTTGTCCCGCTCAGCAGCTCGCGCGTGAACGGTACGCTTCCGCCGACGGTCTCGGCGTCGACGAGCACATATGGTCCTGTCCAGCCAAATGACCACTCGCCTGGCGCACCAGCTCCGCGGCTACCAGCGCCTACGCCAGTGCGTGCCATCTCGACAAGCTTGGCGAAATAATTTGTGCCAGCTGCAGCGCTTGGCTCCGCATCCGACAGCTCTGCCTCAATCCGCACAATCTCGCCAAAGGGCGACCACCGAATCGTCCAGCGCACGCTTTCGCAAAACAGCGCCTGCGAGATGCCGAACATCGAGGAATTCACAGTGATTTGCATTCCGGGCTCGAGATCGCGCCGTCCAATCTCTGCTGTCGCGCGGATGCCGTCGCGCGCATATCTGCGCAGCCTCGCCTGCGCGATCGCAACCATGCCGTCAGGGTCGACGCCGGCCTTTGTGTCCTCGATCACTTCCCAGAGACCGCTGCCTCCCGTCAAACTTTTCATTCGCTGAATCTCGTCGTCGTCCGCTTCGGCAATCACTTTTAGTCCGTACTCCTGCTGCTCCCAGGGATCGCCGGGCTTGTATCTCACGTCCACGTACGCTCCGCCCTCGGGGGCCTGCCAGTCGAGATTGTAAATTCCGCCTGCGCCGATCAAGTGCCAGAAATCGTAGCCGCTCTCGGGCGGCTGCTCGCTCGACGGGTCGACGGCCTTGATGGTCTTCGCGACCCCGCCCACCGAGATCTCGTAGACCTCATATACCACCCATCGAGTTGATGCCATCCACGAACCGGGCCCGGGGAAAAACAAGCTCTCCGTCCACTCGTCACCGAGCTGCGGTATCTCAGTTCTCACCCACTGTTTGTTGCGGTAGTCCTCTAGCGTTCGCGTCACGCGGAGGTCATACACGTCGCGGTTGTCATCCGTGATCTGCCATGTCGCGTTCCGCGCCGTGAACGTTTCGAAGTGCAAACGTTTCTGATGGTCGATGTACCAAACGCAGCCTGCGATGTCTGCAAGCTGCGTCAGCACCTGCGCTACCGGCGTGTAGTAGAAGCTCAGCGATCCGCCGATGAGCTGAGTGGGTGGCGAGCCAGCTAGCGTGATGCCCTCGTCGCTCAGCCCGACGGTGACAATATGACTAACAATATTCGGCAGATACCAGCCGGAGTAATTCGCGCGCAGCAATCGCCGCGCCGCGACGTGGTGCAGGTCAACGCACTCTACCTCCGCCTCCGTCGTCCCCGCGCCGATGATGGGCCGCTCCTCGATGCGCCAGACCCAGCCACGAAACAGCGGCGTCGTCCCGTCGTCGATCTCGACGTACTGGCCGAGCGATGGCCTCCATCCGCCGGTGTCCCGGAGGTGGAAACGCGCCGACGCGCGGAATGCGAGCTTCCGGTCGAGCACGATACTCGATGCCGCCAGCCTGGAGGTTCTGTCAACGCCGCCGACCCTTACGGTGATCGCCATAATCACACCAAGACGTAGCCAGCGGATTTCAGGGACCGCGCGATCGTAGTTGCGACGTCGTCTGCGATCGCGCGCGCGTCCGTCCGCACGCTCACGTTCACGTTCACCGGCACAGTTGCTGGCGCGAGCGCTCGCCCGCCAGACGTCGGCGCAATCGAGCGCGCCGCATTCGCTGCCGCGCCAGCGAGAGCTTCAAGCATCTGTCGCAGCAGGTCGTGAATGCCGGTCAGCAGATTCACGGCCTCCCAAGCCGGATCAGCTAGGTTCCGCATCCACGGCCACCATTGATTCGCCGCATCTTGCAGCGCCTGTAGCTGGCTCAGAATGCCGCGTGTCGTGACCTCGATGCGCCCGACATCCTGCTCGATGCGCCGCCCTTGGAAGTAGCCGACGATGCTGGACACGAGGTTTGTCGCGAAGTCCAGCCAGCCAGCCAGTCCGCCGCCAGCCCCGGCGCTTGCTCCACCGCCGCCTCCGCCTCCAGCCGGCGCTCCGGCGGGTGCTCTGCCTGTAGCGCCGCCTCCGCCAAAAACTCGCGCGATTGCCCGTCCGATGTCCTCGATCTGTTTGAATAGGCTACTGAACGCCTGGCCGAGACTCGCGACTTCGCCCTTGATCAGATTGCCGATCGCGCGCGCAATGCCGCCCAATGCCTCCTCGATGACGTACCGCAACGCGGCCCGCGCGATCTCCATGAAAGTTTGCTTCATCACGTCGCCGAGGGACTTACCCTGGAGTATCACGTCGGCAATGCCGCGCGACATGTCAGTCAGTATGGTGGAAACTTGTTTGCCGGCCTTCGTCCACGCGTCCTCGTGCTTTTTCACTTCCTGTGTCGCAACGCCGATCAGCTGTGGCGTGCGCCCCATGGCAGCCTCAAGAGTTTTCCAGTAGTTGCCGCTAGAGGCTATGAGTTTCTGCACGGAAGCCTCTATTTGCCCAAACTCCGCGTCCAGTTCCGCCCACCACTGCACGCTGCCCGCGGAGGCCTGCCGCATCACCGCGTCGAGCTGCCAGAACAAGTCCGCTTGCTCTTTCAGCCCCGAGTTTAACTTCGGGACTTCGTCGAGCATGAACGCAAGCGGATCGCGCACGCGCTCAAGCGCCTTCAGATAGTTCTCCCACGCGACCGACAGCTCGTACGCAGTGATTTTGCCCTGGGCGAACGCGAGGTGCAGCGCGTCCACCTGTTGCCTGAGTTCGCCGAGTTGAACTTCCTCGCGGCTCCGCACGCCGAGCGCAACGAGCGCCTCCGTCAGCTCGCGCGCTTGTCTTTCCGCCTCGCGCTCCGCCTCAATGATCTGCCGTGTTGCTGCTTCGTCATCTACGGTCGCGGCGATTTTGCGCCGAGTCGCGTGCTCTACCTCCTGCTGCGCACCTTTGAAGAGCCCCGCTTGCTCCGCCGCTCTCCTCAGGGCCGCCGCGTACTGCTCAGTTGACATGTTGCCGCGCTCGACCACGATGCCGTGTGCTCGGAGCCGTTCCTCAAGCGCCTTCGTGGCGCTCTCCAGATCCCGCATCGCGCGCGATGCGTCGCCAGACACTCCCGTGATCTTCTGGTACACGGCAGCCGGGAACGCAGCCACGATCTCGATGAATCTGTTCAGCGCGCCGATTTTGCTGAAGATGTTTTCGTCGATCCAGCGCCCCAGTTGCCATCCGGTCCACGCGGCAGCAGTTAGCAGCACCGCCTCTTTGAGCGCGTACAATGCCGCCGCGAGGCCGTTCAATCCGGCTGGGCTCGTAGCCATTAGCGCCGCAGAGGCAGCCGCCGCGAAGTTGCGGAACCCCAGCGTCACGAGGTCAAGCAGAGGCGGTATCAAAACCTTAATTTTGTAGAGCGCGCCGATCGCCTCGACCAACTGGCCGATCGCGAACAGTACCGGCCCGATCGCCGCAGCCAGCGCCGCAAGCCTGATCGTCCACTCCTGTACCGGCTGCGGGAGCCTGAGAAACCACTCCACCATTCCGCGCAACGCATCAATCGCCGTCGTCGCGACGTTCAACAGTTTCTCGGTGAACGGCACGAGCGCATCGCCGGCCCGCGCGAGCGCGCGCTCGATGGCGTCGCGCATGTTTTCCAGTTCGTTTTTGATGCCGCCGGTAACCTTGGGCAGTCGCTCAAGCTCGGTGATGAGGGCATCTATGAACTGGCGCGACGTGATGCCCATCTTTTGGAGGGCTTCGGTATCAATCGTCCCGAACGCTTCTTTGATGATTCGCGCCGCTTGCGGCACGCGTTCCAAAATTGGCTTGAGGTTGTCCGCTGTAACCTTGCCGCGGCTTTCCAGTTGCCCCAACTGGCGGATGACTTCCTCGAGGTCCTCGCGCCCGCGGCCGACCGTCGCAAGCGCATTGCCGAGCGCCTCAATGATTCGCACAGCGTCTCTGAATGCGAACCCGACCGCTTGTAGCTGGACCGCAGCCTGGACGGCCTCTTTGAACCCAAGGCCAGGCAGTTTCGCGGTTTCGATCAAACGCTTGAGTTGCCGGTCGGCTTCCTCCGCGCTGCCGCCGACCGCGATAAGCCCACGCCGGAGCGCATCCATGTCCGCCGCCGCCTTTACCGCGACCGTGCCGAAACCGACCAGCGGCGCAGTCAGCGCCACAGTAAGCGTGCTACCGACGGACGCAATATGCTCGCCCAGTCGCCGGAATCCCGCCGCCATACGATCTGTCGTAGATTCGAGGCGACTCAGCGTCCCGGAGACGCGGGCCATCTCGCGGTCGAATTCCGTGAGATCTGCGCCAACTCGAACAAGCAGGTTTTTCGCCACGGCCTACTTCCTCACGAGCACGCCGGCAGCGCGTAGGGCACGGATCGCCTCCAGCGCGCCGCGCCGCTCACTAGCCGGCTGGCCGGCTGCGCGTCGCGCCAGCGCGCGAAACTCACGAGGCGTGAGTTCCCAGAACTCTTCGTTCGACAACCCCATCACTACGCGGCCGATCGCCCACAGCTCGAGCCAAGCGTCCGGGTCTACGGGGCCGGCCCCGTGGCCGGCGCTGCCAGTTCCCCCGGCTCGAATCCCGCCTCGCGGAGTACGGCTTCCGCAGCCTCCATTACGGCCGGTGGGGCCGGAAGCAGCTCCTCGAACTCCTCCAGCGAGATGTCGCGCTCGACGCCCGCCTCATAGAGCAGCGCAGACATGAGGGCGACGTGAAAACCGCCCTCATGCGCGCGCCGGAATGCGTTCGCGCCGAATCGCTGCTCGATCCGGCGCAGTGTGCCCCACGTGCATACCATTCTCCACTCGCGCCCATTGCGCAGGGGCAGAACGACCTCGTCGATGGGGCGCGGTTCAATCACTCGCGCCATACGCTATCCAAGCTCTGATGCGCCAGGCCCCTCTTCATACATCGGCGGCACGGGCATCACGGTAACCTCGACCTCCAGCAAGCGTCCCGGTTCGTTGCCGACCGGGTTCGCTGAGGCAACGCGCCCCTGGAATTCGATGCCCATCCACTGCGTTCTCTCATCGTTCGCCGCATATTCGAGCCGCCAGTAGTACAGGCTCTGGCTCTCCACGCCGTCGCGCAGATCGTCATACCAGGTCGCCGCCGGGTCGAGACGCGCGCGAAACGTCATCGCCCGCAATCGCCGCATACCCGGTCGCGTCGTCGCGTACTGATCGCCGAATGCTGTAATGTCTACCGCCTCCGTCTCCACGGAGGGCGGCGTGCAGTTCCGCAAGCCGGGAATTTTCGTCCACGTGATCGGGCTGGACTTAGAATACCCGACCTTGAATTCACTCAACAGCTCAGCCATTCTTTCCCTCCCATTTTTGCTCGAGGAGTTGTTCCACCCCTCGTTGAATCATCCCCATGACGACGTCGCCGAGTAGCTCGATCGCTGGCCTGAAGTAGGGTCTCCCGGACCAGAACCGAGAACCGTACTCGACGAGCCACGCATGGGGCGCTTTGCGCATGTTCACGCCAACTAACACGTTCGCGTATTCAGGTGGCCCGAGACCAATAAAGATCGCATCGCGGAGGTGCGTGCCACGTTTCCGCCGCGGGTTGTACGGCGCACGGTCCACCATGCTTCGATACAGCACTCGCGCACCTTCCTCCGCAATCTGTTTCAGCCTCCGGTCTCCGCCGATCGCGCGAATCGCGCTCAGCGATTTGCGCAAATCGTCGAGGCCTTCGACTTTGAATTCCAGCGGCACTAACTCGCTCCCGACAACTCGATCGCTACGTGATGGTAGAACTCCGGATCTCTCCCCGACGACCACGTCCGGCCTGTAACCTCGAGGTTGACGCCGTCCGCACGCAGTCCGCCGAGTAACTGGACTATCCGGTCCGCCGCCGCGCGCGCGATCGCCGCAGTTTTCGCGAACACGCTTACCTGATACACGCCTATCCAGCGCCTGCCGACTCCGTCGAATACCGGCTCGTACCGATCAACAACCGGGCCGTGAACGACGAACGGCATCGGCAGTCCGCGGTTGTCGCCGCGGAGGCGGATGCGTTCTGCCGGCACGATCGCGGTTAGTTCCGCGTCGCCAGTAAGCCTTGCCTGGATGATCTCCTCCGCCGGCATCACTCCGCCTCGCGACAGTACAAGTCCATCCATCCGCGCGCGTCCGCCTCGACGCTCACGATGTCGAGTATTCGCCCGCGCATTCGTACGCGCATCGCGGAAGTCACGCCCTCAATTGCTCGCGTCCGTAGCACAATGCGCCGTTCCGCCGCCTCCTGTCCCGGCATCTGGAACTCACGCCCGCGCACTGGCTCAATTCGCGCCCACGCGCGCGCGAACATCTCCCATGCGGGCATCGCCTCGCCCAGGGCGTCCGGCGCGCTCGGCCCGCGCCGCTCAATCATGATCAACTCGCGCAGCTCGCCAGCACGCATTCAAGTGGCCTCAGAGTCAGCGGCCCCGCCCATCGCGTCGCCATCGTCGCCGGATACTCCGGCAGATCGCCGAGCACCATATGGCGGTATCCATCCTCGATGCGATTGTTTCCATCAACGCGCCGGTACCAATGAAATTTCCTGATCCGGTCCTCGCGGTACATATAGCCGTAGTGCAGCGCCGTCGCGCAAACCGGAGGTGCGCCATTCACGCGCCGCGGAACGTTCCCGCAGTGCAGCCCGCCGGCGCATGTGCTCCTGAAGCGATCGCCGGGATGATAGAGCCACAGCGAGGGCCGCAGGAAACGCCCGTAGATGCCGTCAATCCGTATCTGGTCCTCGCGGTCCCACAGGTACAGAATCCGAACGGAGTAAACTGCCGACAGCCGCCGCGTGATCGTCGTACGGATCGTCGTACGCGCGTCGGGCACGAGTACCTCGTCGCCGTCCATCATGAGCAGCCACGTCTCGCCCTCGACGCGTTCGGCGGCGCGTGCTAAGAGGTAATTCTTGTCGCGCACTTCGTCGAGACGATCCGGAAACGGCGACGCAATCACGGTTGCCCCCGCCTCCGCCGCCAGTCGCGGCGTGTCGTCGCGCGAATGATCATCGAGGACCAGAACCTCATCGCAGACTGCGCGCATCGCGGCTACCGCGCGCGCAATCCAGCGCGCCTCGTCGCGTACGCGCATCAGCCCGATCAATTTCATCGCCGCCCCAGTCCGCCGGGCCGCGCCGACGTGCGTTGCGCCCTATCGCTTCCCCACTCCGCGAGATACCGCAGCGCATCCGCCGCGGCTATCTCGCCCGCCTCGACGCGCCGGCGCAGTCGCGCCAGTTTCCGCATCCAGCAGGCGCGTTCCTGCGCGGCAGCTTTGTTCGCAGAGAGTCTCTCAGCCCGCATTCATCACCTCGTGCAGCATCGCCCGGCCCCATTTACGTTCGAATATCCGGGCATGGGCTTCGAGGTCCTCGATGCGCCGTTCGTACGTCGCCCGGTTCGCCACATGCCGGACGATCACTTCGTACGTCACGCCGCATCGCATCCCTGCGCGCGCAATCCGCACGCAGTAATCCGTGTCATCGAATCCGTAGCCGCCCTCGAACTGCTCGTCGAGCAATCCCACGCGCGCGACCGTTCGCGCCGGCAGCGCGACGCAGATAAACGCCACATCGCGAACTACTCTCCATCCACGCATCCCACTGCGCCAGCGCTGCGCGCCCCACTTGACCGACCCGATTACTGCCGCCGCCAGCACTCCCCAGTTACCGGAGCACGCGAGACCGACAAGTTTCTCCAGCCCGCCTCGCGTGATGACCTCGACGTCGTCGCCCATGATGATCACGTCGCGCCCGGCGGCATACCGCAGCCCTATGTTTACGTTCCGCGCGTAGCAGAATGGCCGGACGCCGTCCAGCCACGTAACGGGCAAATCGCCGGCCCCCTCGCGCGCGCCGTCGTCCACGATCGCGATCTCGCCGCGCCAGCCACTCGCGCGGATACTCGCGACGCACGCGCGCGCGTTCTCGGGTTTCCGCGATGGAATTATGCAAATAGCTTCCGCGCCCATTTCGGTATCTCGCGGCTGTCCAATTTCGACCAGTTCGGCCCGCCTACCGCTCGCGGCGACGTGTTGCTGTCGTGGATCGTCGCAATGAACGTCCAGTCCGCCTCCGCCGTGACCAGCACTCGTTCCGTCCACGCCGTCCAGCACAGCGCCGCATCCTCGCCCGTATCCACGCGCGGGAACGGTCGCGCCATTGCCCATCGCCGCCGGTAGACCAGGGTTGCGCCGCACGCGAACCAGTCCGGCCCGCGGTAGAGATGCCATTCGCCAGTTCTCAGGTCCACGAAGGGCACTACGCGCAGGCCGGCAACCATGGCGTGTCGCGATTCGATCAACTCGACCATGCGCGCGAGATATCCCGGCCCGTACCAGTCGTCCGAGTCCCAGTGCGCGACTAAGTCGCCGCGCGCCCATCCCATGCCCACGTTCCGTCGCGCGCCGAGAGATCCAGGCCATCGCCCGTATCGCTGGCCGGTTGGCCTGTCGAATGATGGATTCTGTGGATCGTCGACGATTACCAGCTCGCGCGTCGCGTAACTTTGGCGCTCGAAGCATTCCAGCGCACGCGCGACCATGTCGCGCCGGCCCGATGTTACAAGCACGACAGATACGAGCGGTTCGCTCATGGTTTGATTGCGCCGTACGCTATCTCGATCGCGCGCCGCAGCGATCGCTCCGTCGCATCCGGGTACTTCTCGCGCAAGGCGAGATACACGATGCGCGCGATCGCCTCACCTTTCGAGATCTCGCTGCGCCACAAATTCGGCACGCCCAACCTCTCCGCCAGCGCCAGCAACTCGTCGTCCGCACGCGTCGGCGTCATCGCCGCCGCGACCGACGCAAACTCATACGCCGTGCGGATGTACGGCGAGGCCGCCTCCACGCCGGCGACAAGCCGTTCCGCCCATCCTGGCGCGAATAGCCGCCGGAAGAAATTCGCAATCGCCTCGATGATTCGCTTCATCGCTTCCTCCCCTCCAACCCGTCCAGTCGCCGGCATATGTCGGCCACTACTGCCTCATTCTCGCGGCGCGAGACGAACCGCCCGTCCAGCGATTCGATCAGTTCCGCCTTAAACGCCGACAACTCGGAGCGAACCGTGAGCTTCACGTAGGTTCCGATCGCCGCCCCGACGATCGAGGCCGCCGCCAGGGCGACGCCCGCGGCGGCATACAGATCTCCGGCCATCACGCTACCCTCAGCATGCCGATCAATGCGTCGAGGCCATGGCGGAACGCCGCCGCGTCCACTGCCGCGCGGTCGGTCACCGTTTCCGCCTCGCGGTTCTCCCACAACGCGCCGGTCATCAGGAGCACAGCCTGGACTGCCGCGCTTTCCGCCTCGGCGTCGGCGTCCGCGCCGGCGTCGTACTCGACGCGCAGCTCGCCGGACGTTCGCGCGCACTCGATAGCGCCAGGCACCGTCGAGGCGTCCAACGCGTAATCCGTCCCCTCCGTTAGGGGCTGCCATACCGACCACGCGTCAGGCCGCCACTCGACGGACGCTACGTTCCGTAGCGGCGTCGCGCGCGGTAGCGCGACGCGCTCAGCCGCCGGGATGATTACGCGCCATGTCGTACGGTAGAAGGTCCTGCCCGTGGCCGCCTCGACATACTCGCGTGCCGCAGCGATGTATCGCGCCAGCAGCCCTACCGCGCGCGCGTCCTCGTCCGGATCCGACAACTCGGGGACCCGGCAGTGGAGTCTCGCCTGCTCGACACTCACCAATTCCGCTGCCGGGCCCGCCACTCGGACCAGGGATACCGGCACGATCCGCTGGCGCACGACGTCCGCCATTCGCGCCTCCAATCAGCGCGCGCCGCGCGCCGGATTATGACAACGTGCCGCGCAGCCACGCCTCGGGCCGGAAAATGGCCAGAGCGACACGTTCCTCGGCCAGCAGCGTCACGCGATTCTGCGTGAAATCGTTGCTGTCCACATTGCTGACCTGGACCGCGGACTCCTCGCGATCGTATAGGGCCACGGTACCGCGCGCTTGTCCGACGAGGACCGTACCCGGCGTGATCGCGCGGGTTGGCACCACCTGGCAGCCCCACAGGGTCAGCTCGCCGGCCTCGATGGGGCCGCCGAGCAAGTACCCGCCCGCCGAGGAACGCAGCAACGTCAGCTGCCGCCAGTTCGCCGGATGAATGACGATCACGTCGGGCCGGTACCCCAGCGCCTCCAGTTCCGCCATGATCGCGCCGATCCGGTCAATGTTGTTCGCGCCGGTCGGCAGATACGTCATCGCGGCATCGGAGGCAGCATGGTAGATACCCTCGAGGTGGTTAGCCGTCCCGTCGCCGTTCAGAATTTCGTAATCCTCGATATCGGCCAGGCCTTCGAGGAGCTCGTTCTGGATCCGCTCCTCAAGTGCCGCGACATCGTTCAGGAACGGCTTCGGCACCTTCACATAGTGCGCCAGCGTAACTGCGACGACGGTTACTGCCTGATACGAGTAGCTGGACTCGGGCTTCGCCGTATTCTCTGCTACCGGCGACGCCAGAGTACCTCCGCTCTGGCGCAAAAACTGGATCGCCGCGCTATCCATCCGGGCAACGGGGATCACGTCGCGCAGTCGGCGCACCGTCGTCATGCGCCCGATCACATCGCCCGTGAACTGAGTCGGAACGTACGTCGTGCCCGCCGAAGGCCGCGTGATTGCCTTGAACTCGAACCGGCCCACGTGCACGCGCGTTCCCCCCTGGATGGGCGCGCTCGCCAATTCGCGAACCTTCGGGTCCTCGGCGACCAGTCGCCCGATGCTCGCCGGCCGCGCCGGCTGAGGCGGAGCCGCGGCCCGCTTAGCTTCGGCGATCGCATCGCCGACGAAGCGCTTCACCGCGGCGATCTCATCGCGCAATTCATTCCGCAGCTGTTCGATCTGCTCCACTGATACTCCCTCCCGTTCGTTCACGCGCGCATCCGTCGCAATCGCGGCGGATCGCGCTTCGATGATTTGCGCGTCCGGCATGGCAGGCAGCGTAACTACGCTTACCTCCCACACCGAAACCTTGTTCAGCTTCCGAACTGGCTTGCCGTCCAGTTCGGCCCATTCCGCGTCGTCCACGGTGTAACCGATGGACAGCCCGCGAATGTATCCGTCACGAATTTTTCGAAGAATCTTGAGCGCAGTCTCGTCCGAAGTGTCAAGCCTCGCCTCAAGCTCCAGGCCGGCGTCGCTTTCTCTGACGTGCGCCTTGCCGATCACTGACTTGGTGTCGTGCTCCCACAGCAGTGGCACCTCCGGCCGTTCGCGCACGGTCTCAGTGAACGCGCCCTTCACGACAATGTCGCCATTGAGATCGCGCTTCTCGTAGACCGACGCGATGCCGCGGATGACACCCTCGACGTTCTCATCCGCAGTCGCCGCGACGTCCAGGCGCTTCAGCTCGCGGCCGCCGATCGCGATCGCCGGCTCGAAGTCTTTGAGTTCGGTAGGCTCCCAGCCGGCATCCTGCATGTGAGTCGCAAGGTGCTCCCACACTCCACGCCTGTCGCGATCCGGAATATCCGCGCCGCC